CGATGCAGCGTTAGGTGTCCAAACTACACCATTGACGTTAGCAATACCAGATCGTCCATGCTGTGCAGGATTTGCTGAAGCAAACAACAGATCACGAGCAAAGGGGCTAGAGCTATTAACTCTAAACCCCTGTGCCGGTTGCTGTGTGCGTGTCGCTCGAATTAGAGCCATGAATTACACGCTCTGAGTCTGAATGCGAGTGTAGTGAATGATGTGATTGCCTGCGGTGCTGTCTAGCGCGACGGCAGTATCATGAGCAACGTACACGAGCCAAAACGGCGGCAACACGCCACCAAACAACGATGCGACAGAAATACCGTTAAAAGCATAATCTCGCCCCGTTGTGGTATCGACAGTGCAAGCCCAAGCCAACTTAGCACAACCACTCAACACGTTAGCACTTGTGACGGTTTCAGCCGAGTCAGTGCCGTCGAACACATCGGGCCAAGTCGGCGTGCCGCTACTGATGCTAATAGGAGCAATGACATAAACAGCGATGGTTCGCCCTGCTGTCGGACTGGTGCCAGTACGAATCTTCCCAGACAAGAGATGGTCAAGATCAAGATTGGTGGTGTTGTCCACTGCGCTCGATTCACGACCAGATGTGAATACGTTTTGCGTATTCGTTGCCAACGACGACAGATCGCATGTCAGCGCAACCGTACTGGTTGCTGGATATTTTAATTTGAAATCAGCCATAGTTTAAGGCTTCGTTTGTTCGCGCCGAACTACAGCGAGAATACCTAACATTACTTGTTGCAAAGTAGTGTTAGCACCAAGCGCTACACCCGAAGTCGGATCAACCAGCGGAATAGGCACTGTACCGTCCGTCAGCATGTCAAATGTGACAGTGATTGGAGGAATGTCTTCGAGTGGACGAATCGTACCGTCAGCCATTTTCACTGCCAACTGCTGACTGATGATAGCTTGAGGATGACGATTTGTGACAGGGTAGAAAATTTCAACCTTGTTCGCTCGCACGTATGGAACACCAACCTGCGTACTGTCGTAATTTTGCGGCATAGATTTTCTTTCGCTAATTTAGAATATAGCTAATTAGTCCAACAATTATATTCTTACAAGGCGAAGATGCCGGAAGCGTTCCAAGTAACAGTGATGTCGCCACCGTTAGGAGTCACGGGCAAGTTGGTGACACCAGTGTCAATAAAGGCAATCAGTCGAGATGTACCAGCAGTACCAGTGTCGATGTAAATGATGAGGGCTTCAGCACTATTACCAGTCACAGCAGTGTAGGTAATGTCAGCAGCGTCAAACACACCGTTAGTAAACGTCTTAGATGCAAGAGTTTGAGGGGTACCGACAACACCTGTGACGCTAGAATAGAATTCGTGAGCGCTACTATAGGTGTACGTGCCAGTGTCAACCAACGCAACCTTAACTGTACCACTACTCATGTTGGAGTTGGCAGCAGATTGCAGAATAGCTTCTTTATACTTCGGGTAAATAGCGTTTGCCATTGTGATGTCCTAAATGTGAAAAAAGGGACGCCACCGTAATAGCAGCGTCCCTCCGTTATACACAACTAGCTATTAAGCCAGAGTGTCGCGGTCAGCAGAGCCGGGGGCACGGTTTTGGTCAGCGATGTCAACGATGACAGCGAAGACGCGACCAGTGATCACACCGGGCGAGCCCGAAATCGTGGTCACGACGTCGAGCGTATCGGCAGCAGGCACAACACCACCAGTGAAGCCAGCACGGATCGTACCAGCGGCCACGTTGTTGATGTTCAGAGCCGACGCAAACGTAGTCGTACCATCAGTGATGTTCAGCGTATACGTGGTAACGCTAGGCACAGTCACCGAAGGTTCAAAACCCGCTGCCAACACCATCGTGCCAGCCGGGACGGAAATGCCGACAGTGGTGCCAGAGGTAGCAGCCAACGAGACATCACGTTCAACGACGATCACTTTCGGGAACGGCGTAGGAGATTGTTTAGACATTTAGATTCCTTTCAAGATATTCAATTGCACTTCTGAGCCGATCAATGTCGTCGTCAAGAAGACCTAGACCATGATTGCACTTCGAACAAAGTAGTCCTCGTACCGCACCAGTTTTATGGCAATGATCTACGAACAACTTGCCGCTTGTTCTAACACTGTTGGATTCTTCACTACCACAAATCGCGCACTTGTGTTCTTGCTTTTCAGCTAACAAGGTGTACTGTTCATAGGTCACTCCGTAGGTTCGCTTGATATGTGACTTGTACTTTATGTGTTCGTTGCAAGGTTTGCATTTTGAACGCATCGATACGCCACCAAACGACCTGCTGTCACGACTCAATGTGAACTCAGATGCAAGTTTGAATTCACCACAAGTTGTGCATGTGCGACCATTAGTGTAGGGATGATTCTTCGGTAGAGTTAGTTTGGACGACATTGATCGGCTCAGAGAGTTAAGGTGGAACCGATTCTACACCAGTTCCACCTTAGTCACATCATCAAGCCACGTTGTATTTTGCAGTCACGATAGCCTCGGGACGCAGGATTTTCCTCGCATAGAGGTGCATACCACGGCAGATGTCAGCGAAACTTTCCGGGTCACGGTAGGTTTCGGTCTTGTTGATCTGCTCAGCCGAAGCCACAGCGCTGTCATGACCAGCCACGATCACACCGAAGTTGGTGTTCTGGTTGGCGGTGCCAGCAGTGCCGGGACCAGTACCAACGCGAGGCAGGTTGTTCGACGCATAGATGCGGAAGCCGTGCAGGTTCTTCAGCACCAGACCGTTTTGCAGACCGCTACCACCAAAGTCGGCATTCAGCACGCGGCTGTCTTCGTCCTTCAGCATTTCGATGAAAATCGGGTCCAGCACCAACCAACGACCATCGGTGTCGACGTTCTGAGCATCGAGCAGTCGACCCATACGAGCAATCATTTGCAGCGGCGACACACGGTCAGTCGGCAAAGCAGTCGTACCCGGCAGACGCGGAGTCACAGGAATCGAATGATCACCAGCAGCAGGGGTCGTAATGTTGCTGAAGCTACCCTTGATGAGCTTCATCGAGGTCAGCAATTCATCACTACCAGCAGTCGACACGGCTTTGGTGCCACTGACGACGTTGTTGACGGTGTTAGCGGGATCGCTGACAGCGCTCTGCTTGTAGCCCGACAGATAACCCAACACTTCAGCGTCGAATTGATCCTTCAGACGATAGCCAGCGCGGTCAGTCGCCATAGCCATCCAGTTGACATGGCTGTGGGCAGCTTCGATGTCGTCAAGTTTAAAGGCAAAATAGTTGGCCTGATCGACCACCATCGTGAAATCATCGTCTTGCAGGTCTTGCGCTTGCACTTGCGTACCGCGAGCGTAGCTGCGAACAGTCACTTCGGGTTCTTTGATAATCTTCACCGAATCACCGAAGGCGTTGATTTCGCCCATGTACAATGTGTTACGAATACATCTTTTACGATGTTTCCTGTAGGTCTTTCTTCCCCACAGATCGGACTATATCTTCATCCACTCGGAAGTGTGGATGTCTAGCACTCTTGCGGATTACAAAGTTTACAGCAGGCATGATCTTGTACATCATACAAGGAACCATGTATTGCTGAATCACATGAACTAGCATTAACGACGATTGTGTTCCGCCGCCAATATCCCATTTACCTTTTGACAGAAACTTTCTAGCCTCAATACCAAAAGACTGCAACCATTCAATCGCAGTATCTGCTTCATTTTGATCTTCAAATTGCGTACAGATTCGAAAATTAAGCGACGTAATTTCACCAGACTTATTCTTGTTGTGTCCAATTGAACCGTCGTCCATGAAGAACAGTGCCAAAGTGTGAGCGTCACACCACGACATTAATTCTTTCGTAATCTTCTTACGCTTGTTCTCATACATCCACTTGTGCAGCAGACGAAAATAAGGATTGGTCTTGCTTGCAACAAATCCGGGGTAAGTTTTACCGTTTGACTTGAGAGTGTATGACACTTCTCGCACCGTTGGTTTTTTACCACCGAAGATTTTATGCAACAACTCTGTCTTATGCTCAAGATATTGTTTCTGAGCAGGACAATGTCCTAAACGAATTTCAGCTTGTTCGTAACGGTACTTGCCGTCTTTCAAGCGAACTCGATTGCTGATGTGACCATCTCCGAGAACTAGGCCGATCAAAACGGCACGATCTTTAGCGTTCATGTTTGTCTCCTTTGCAATAAGCTGGTGACATTCTACTTCATAATCCGTAGTCTCTGAACCTTCCTCCTAAGAGGCTTGGCTGCTGATTCCCATCGCAGGGTTCCAGCAATTCACTAGATTTTCATTCAAGCATTGCTGCTTGACGCGACTACTTCTTAATCGGTGTTAGTGATGGCTTGAGCCACAGACGACTTGCGGAAAGCAAGTTGAACTTTCTTCGAATAGATGACCGGGCTGAATGCACCAGTCGGCAAGTTGCCATACCCGGCAACAGATTGAAAAGCCATTATTAGCTCCTATGAATGAAACAAATCGCTTCATACGCTCACAGGGCTGTCAACAAATCAGGTGGAGTAATTGTCAATGCTACGTAGTCCGTTAACAATCACTCGGCTGACGTTACAGGTGTACTGTTCGTCTTTATTCTGCGACACAACGAAGCGCTGTAGCATGTAGCTAGCACGCAGTTTCGCGCCTCGACCATTATGTTGTAATCAACTGTTGACGAGTTTGTCAACAAATTTCGCATGCTACGTTCGATTTCACAGCTTCACAGCGTTAAATCGACGCTTTTAATGGAGGCGGCCACGTTCTCGCAACCCGACGTCTCCCGACGCTTAACCTCCATCAATTATTTATCGAGCGTTACCAGTCAAGTCGTAAACAAATTTACCAGTACGCATAGCAATCATGATTTTTTCTTCATTGGCTTCATATTCACGATCACTCATTCGCTTGACGTCACTTTCTCGAATGACGTCCGGGTCAGAAGTTTGAGGGACACTTCGACCACCACGAGTATTAACATTCTTAGCTGCGTCTTTAGTCGAAGGGCTAGACTTTTTCGTAATACCGCGGTCCGACTTATACAAGTCAATGACGCGAGCAGCAGCTTTAGCATCAACTCCATTGAACAGAGCGTCCTGCATCCACTTAGGCTGTTCTTCAGCCCAGTCGTGGAAATCGTCATCTTCACGAATTTGATCGAAGTCGGGGTGAATCCTCAACAATTCAGCTTCAGCACGCTCGGCAATAGCTTTACTTTCAAGCTCGTCCACCTTCTTCACACGTTGATTGAGTGCTTCAGTTTGCTCTCGCGCCTTCTTGATAGCGATAGTTTCAACGATCTTTGCTACATCGGGATACGCTTGACACCATTCTTCAACTTCTTCTTCAGACTTTGGTAGCTTAATCTCCTTCTGTGACAACTGTTGCAATTGATTTTCCATTTGCTTCAGCTTATCACGAAGTTCTTGTTCCACCTTCTGAGAATGACGACGCAAATCGCCATAGCGCTTCTTGAAAGTTTCTTCCTCACGATTGGCAGCGGGAGCTTCGTCCGACTTCACTTCCACAGGCTTTTCCAGTTGTGCAAGTTCTGCCTCATCTTCTTTGATGCGATCTTCCAAAGAGTTGCGCTTGCTCATGAAAGAAGCGACTTTTACTTGTTCAGGTACAGCAATCATTTTAGTTCCTATGTTGGGGCTATCAGTGGCCGGTAGTTCCGGGGGAATAGGTAGCCATTACGATGCGTCAAAGCATCAAACTGCGACTGACAGCATTTAACCGTCAGCCGCTAGTATATCATCAATCTGCTGATTTGAAAAAGTCGTATGCATCCAAGTTGACATCGCCACCGGCTGCGAATCCTCGACGACCAGTGCGACGATTGTTGATGAACAGCTCGTCCATCTGCTTACCAGTCGCATCCGTCACTCGTCGAATGTCTACAACAGGATTTCGACTGCCACCACGCGCACGCATTGCATCAGCAGTAGGTGTAGACGGTGAGGGTGTTTCGTTTTTGTTATTCAGCATCGAACCAGCAGCACCAGCAGCTAGCATCCAAGGCAACACGTTCTGTCGACTCGACTGTGATCCTCCTCCGCTAATTGCATCTTTGACAACTTCCTTACCTACATTCTTAGCAATTTCCTTAGGATCAGTAACTTTGTCGACAACGCGATCAACGATGCCTCGTTCAAGAGTTGGTGCAGTACCAATAGCTTCACCACCAGTTAGACCCGCTGTAAATTTACCAGCAGAATCCATGCTACCAAAGCCAATATCACCAGCAGTGATTCCGGGGGTGTTAACGACAGGTTTCGTACCGGCAAGGGAAGGATCGAGTGTTTTGATGCCTTCAGTGTCAGCACCCTCAATGCCAGTCGTCGAACCTGCGCCACTCGCACCACCTGAAAGCGCAGCGTTAGCGAGACCAGCACCAGCAGCGCCAAGACCAACTTTGGTTGCTGTTGAAAGTCCAACAGCTTTAGGCACGCTCATGACGACTGTGGGTAATTGAGCCGCACCAGTAGCAGCCGCACCAGTACCAGCGGCAGCA